TCCCGCTTCCGGTTGATTTACTGCGCCCCTCATCCGCCTCGGACGTCGAGTAGGTAATTTCATATTTCTGGTCAAAACCCGAGCCGGGGTTGTAGGAACTCGAAGGATATTTTGTTGAGCTTCCCGTAGTGTCCGAGCTATTGCCATCTGTAAAGAGCAAGTGATGGTGAGCGGCGAGTTCCGCTTCCGTAAGAGCATGACTTTCTGTGCCACCCGCAGCGCCTAAAGTGTCACCATTTATCGGAGAGGTTAGACGATTGGCACTGGACCCGCCCATATCGTCTTGCCCTGCAACAACCCTGCCGCGTAAATCGGGAACATTAAAAGCAGATCCCGAGCCGCCGTATGTAAAACCGATAGCGGTATGAAGGGCTGCATATGTTGAGGTGCTAATGCTTTGGCCGTGGCAAAGTAGCCAATTCGAAGGTGCGCTTGTGCCGCCATAAGGCGTTATCATTCCGCTTGGCAGCGGCACCGCTTGAGCGACGCGTAAAGGCGTCATTATTTCAGTGTTATTGGTTCCCGCTATTGCCGTTGCCTCAGAAGCCACAGCGAGGTCCAAGATTTTAGAACCACTGCTATTAAGGATGTCGATACCGCCAGCCGATGCTGCCTTGAGGCTGTCGGAAATTAATTTAAATCGCGAGTTCGCAACGTCAAATTCTCCAACCGTAACCCAAGCCGAGTTCGCGGCATTGCGTACCTTTAACAAATTATTAGACGTATCGTGCCACCACTGCCCCGCATAGGTTGTCGATGGTGCCGACGACCCGCCATTGTTCGTTGCAATTGCAGCGAGGGCGCTGTTTAGATCGGCCCTAAATGCCGGTGTTGTCTGGTCATTAATTACATAATCGTGCTGGCTCATTAATACCTCACTGTTGCCGCCAATTGCGCTAATGCTGGTGTTACGTCATCGCCGGTAGAAACTAAGTCGACCTTGAAGCGGAAAGCCCGACCCGAAAAATCACCCGATTTAAACCGCTTATAGGCGCTCCACGTCGGAGAGCTTGCCGGGTTATCATCGGTCGTCGAAACGTATTGAATAACGTTTGTGTCGGTGAACCCCGAGCCGCCCGACAGATCGTCAAAGTTGCCGGGAAGACTGTCAAAGTTTCCCGTAAGCGTGTCGAACGTAACGCTGGCGCTATCATCAATACGAACGTTTTGGATTTCCATTTGGCACTTGGCCACCCGAACCGCGCTGGTGTCGATGTAATTTGAAAACGTATAAGTTGCCGTCGAGGGTTGCGATGATGGGTCTGTGATCCGCAACCGATTATCTGCAACAGAACATCCGCTTTTCGTGCCGCTAAATGCCGTATGCTCCGTTTGCCTTTGCGTCGTTCCGAATGTGTCTAAATCTTCTGCCCGAACGACAACGCTTGCCGCTGCAACGCTTTGGTTGCCTGACTTGTCATAAGCCTTGATTAAATACGTGCCGCTTTGCGGAGGCACGAGAACTGAGTTTGCCGGTCGCGCTACCTTATCAACAGCGGTAATCGATGACCCGTAGGTCGCACCACTTTCGACAAAGCTGTGGCGGATGCGATAGAACGACAAGTCTAGGTCAGCCACCGCTTCCCATTCCAATAAGATACCGGCGCTCGATACGTTAAAACTAAAGTCGGTAACGTTAGCGGGTGGGTCAGCAAGGTTTTCAACAACGAAATTCGCCCGTGTAGTCCAATCACCTTTTATGCCGAAAGTATTAATAGCTCGTGCTCGTACATCAAAGGTCGCGTCTTCAACATCGATGATTTCAGTAATTCCAATCTCACCGAACCCGGCACTACGCCAACTACTATCGCTGGACTTTTTGAACTGAACCTCCACCTGATCCACCCTCTCGGGTGAAGCCGATGTCGTTGTAGCGCTGATAACGTTAATTAAATGCTCGTTAATTATTCGAGCGTCAGAGCTAACAACGAGGCCCACCGACGGAACATCAAAGGCATCGGGTAAGGTTGTGTTATTTTGGTCAAAGGCACTTTCTTCAGCATCCCAGCTAAACACGCCCGACGATATTTCACGTAAATCCATATCAACGGTAAGCGTCTGGTCTACTTCCGGTTTAAAACTCCAGTTATTGACCTCGAAAACCTTTTCAGTCCAACCCGCACGGGTATTGGTCAGCTTAATCAGATCACCAACCTGAACCTGAAAAGCGGCCAATCCAAACGATGCTGAAACGGTTAATTGTTCACGGTTACGATAGAGCGCCATTTTCGCAATCCGCTGCGCTCGTGTACTCGTACTGGTAAACGGCAAGTCAAGATTGATGACGCTTTCATCGCCGCCATCTATATCGACGAAGGTTGCGCTTGTTACTTGCGGATAATCACTTGCCTGATAATTGGTCTCCGCACCCTTAAAAACGCCCTTAACCGTGTTGAAATTATCTCGACGTGAGTGTCGGGTATTAATCTTGATTGAGGACCGTAAATCATCCTCGGTAAAAGCAACCAATGGTGTGGTGTAAGCCGCAGCCTTTAATCGCCATTTTCCTTGGGCATACCAGATCGTGCCACCGAGCGAGGTTAAAAGACTATCGATTAAACCTCTTGGAGTGTCTTTCGTGGTAAAGGAACCGTTACAGGTATATCGCTTCTCGGTCCCGCCAGCCGCCAAAGTAACGGTTTCATCACAAATATTTGCAGCGGTTCCGAATAAAGTCTCGTCTAAGTCGTCGGTATTAAGGCCGTAGGAGCTTGTTAAATAATCTCGAAGGCACAAAGCCGCATTATCAGACCATGCCGTTGCCGCCGTATTCGGGTTATAAACCTTCTTTCCTTTAACCAAAAAGCTGATTGAAGGCTCTCCATTTGGAAAAGCATCAGCATCGAATTGAAGCCGGATATACGCGTAACAAACACCTTGAAGCCTATGGTCACTCGTCCATTTGCCGTCGCTTTCAGCGATTAACGTCGCATCAGCCGTTTGCGCGTCAGTTCCTAGATGTTTGATGACCCGTATAAGACCGTTATATTTTGAAGGGGCTGTTGCGTTGCCGCTTCCATCAAGCGTTAGCACCTCATCATTCATATAAACCGACGTAATTTCTTCACATTCGTGACCGGCAATTGCAATAATCAGATGGAGATATTTGTTTTCATCCGTTGCCTCTTTATAGACAACGACACCGCCGCACCGTGTTTGTCCGTAAATTATGGCATGGTCTTGTGCCGGTCCTATCCCCGCCACCTCATACCCTGCATCAAATCTCCCACCCGGACCTCCACGAGGTTTTGGTGCGAGTGCTGAAGAAAGAAAAGCAAGCCCGACCTGCAAAACAAAACTGGTGACAAAATATGAAAACGCCTTTGCCGCGACAATTGTTCCGGCTTGAACGGCCATCGCTGTACTTGCCGCTGAAGTCGCCGCCGCGATAGCAATAGATATAGGGTCAGCAAGAACCGGAGCACTTAGAAATGTCAGTGCTAAAGCAATTAACCACGTCATTGAACCACCCAGAAAATATCGCCCTTACGCGATTGATCAAAAACAATTCCATTGCGACTAACGAAAGCCACGAGATCACTTATCGAAACACCGAGCGAAACTCCGATCACCTTCATCGATTTATCTTTCCGGGCAACGATATCGCCTCTCATGGGCAGCTTGCCGGTTGATCTTTTAAGCCGGTCGTCTATTCCCTCGATAATGCTTTGCCTATTCGCCGCCTTTAGCTTGGCCTTGTAGGTCTTTGCCGCTGTGCAAGCGCATTTGTATTCGCTCACCCAATCGTCAGCGAAGCCCTTGCCGGTCATAACCTTGGCAGCACCGTTAGCAAAACTTAGACACTCAAAGCCATTCCAATCGAAGGGTTTATCCCGGCAGTCATCGACATAATCCATGAGCCGCAAATCCCAATCATGAAACCTCACGCTCGCCCCCAATTGAAACGCTTGTCCTGAAGGTCTTCGACGTATTCAAAGCCCTTGTCATCTGGGAAACGCGACTTCTGGCTTGCATCGGTATATCTAAAAACCCGTGGGCGCTCTAAATCGATCAGTTTGCTTTCTACAGAAACGCCGATTGTTGAAGTGTCCGGCCCCTCTTCGATGTTCATCTGATCCATATAACCGGAGAAAACGAGAACAATTTCGTTGGGATCACCGGTCGAAAGATCAATAGGTGATCCGTCTTCCTGTAAGATGTAGTTACCAGCCTCATCAACGAGGTAGTTTTTGTTGGCATCAATTGCTCCGAAATAAATCTCGCACACTCGCCCTTGGTATGGTTCCGTTAAAGCCAATGAAATCAGATTGCTAGGCAATCCACTTAAAGTAAGAGTTGCGCCTTTTGCACTGATCTCAGCGGTCTCAGAAAGTTGCGAGATTTGAAGTAACTGCCCGGTGCCGGTGTAGGTCACACCATCAACCGTTAATTCACCCAATCCGGTCCAGAAATTCAGGGTTTGCGTATCGAAAAATAACCGTGTTGCAAAGAATGGATGAATCGCATCAGCACTTAACGTTGCGACAATCCCATCACTTAATGACCGGCTCATGCGATTGCTTCCTTACAAGCGAAAGTCACGCCATAAATCATGGATGTATTGATCGACCAATCCGTTTGATTAGCCGATAAACGAAAGACACCCTTGCAATCACCAACAACCACCGTCGCGTCATTATCGGGAGCGGTACGGATATGAGGCCAGAGATCAAGAGTCGCCTGACCCGTTCCGTTTGTCGTCACGTCTTTTAAAACCTTGTGGAGCGTTGCCGATGAACCACCGCCGAGTTGAATGTAATCGCCAGCTTTTAAATAGCCGGTGATAGAATTAGGAGCACCGTCAATCGTCAGACTGCCTCCCGTCTGCCCCGCACCATTTACAAGCGGCGTTCCCGGAGTTAAAGAGCAAGTTCCTTGCGCCGTCGCTCCGTTTGGATCGCCTAGAAGAAACGTTCCAAGGACCCCTTTTAAAGACACCAGAAAGGCAACCCATTGTTCCGCATCAGAACGGACCATCGGCGCAACAGAAACTTCAGCTTCCCACCTTTGTCCGGTATGCGCGACGACTTGTTGTTTGTATGTAAAAGGGCTTTCGGAAATTCCGACGGCATTAACAGCACGCAGGGAGATTGTCGCCACCCCTGATGCTGTGGGCAGCGTTAATGGGTACGATATCGCCATCACGCAAATCCATCTGCGAAGCTGCCACCACGTCTTCGAGCATCAAGGATTGCGGCCTTGGTACTCTCGTTAATCTGCGGCATCAGCTGCATAATTTCAGCGCGAACGGTCTGCGATACACCCGTCTCGATGTTAATGGTTTGATTAACAACCGCACCGCCCATTGCGTGGTTAGGGACTATATGACCATTGCGCCGAGGGACTAAAAGCTCCGGCCCCTTTTCACCGACGATATAAGGCCGTCCAGTACCAACAGGACCACCCTTTGCTTTAGGTTTAGTCTTCGCTCCGGGCTTTGCTCCCGGCAGCATACTTCCTACCCAACCCATGACCTGATCCAAAAACATCTTCTTGATTATCAATTTCTGCATATCGGCAATAATTGATCTTGCCATTGACTTGAAGCCATCCGACGCCTTCTGTGTCCCGTCCATAATACCGATCAGACTTTCGGTGAGGGCATCAGCCCCTCTCACCGCTACCTCTTGCAGAGAGGTGTTCAAGTCCTTTGTACGGTCGATATATTCTTGAATGGGTCCGGGTTCGAGCAGTTCTTTCTTCTTCGCAAGTTTGCGGTTGAGTTCGTCAACGGCGTTTGCCTCACGGATGACTGCTTCCTCGAATTGGCGAGAAATGCCCAGACCTTTTTCTCTTAAATCATTAATAAATTTTCGGACGTTGCGCGTTGTTTCAAGACGCTGCGCCTCAATATCCATCGCCTCGACTGACTTGAACTGCTTGTTGTTTAACTCAGTTAGGTTTGAGGTCGTCTTGGCAATTTCTTCCCGGTATTTCTCGAGTTTGGGAATGAGTAAGGAAAGGGCATTTTCTTTATCAGAACCATCAAACAACCCCGCCCCTAATTGTTGTTTCGGCTCTTTCTTCGTGCCCTTATCAATAGGGACCTTTAGAGTTTTAAGTTTCTTTATTTCATCTCTTAAAAACGCTGCCTTAAAGCGCAATTCACTTAACTCTTTAGCCCATTCCTGTAAGCCAAGCTGTCCTACTGGAGCGGCTCGACCCCTAGGGTCAGTCAAAGCCCTTATTAATGAATTAGTAGTGGCTAAATCGGTTTTTAATGTTTGTAACGGCGTGTCGGCCTTTTCTATTATTCCGAACCATTCCCCAATCGCTCGGACAAATTTAACGGTAGCTGCCGCGAGCTTCGCCATATCCTTGGCAAACTTGGGCAGGTCCATTGCTCGTAAACTTCTTAGAATTTCCGAGAAAAATTCCTTTTTAAGAACAGCCGCAACAAGTGTAAAAGCATCTTTTATCTTTTCCGCTTCGCGTAATAGTTTGTCTTCAATGACAATCCCAAATTCACGAGCGGTCCTTATACCGTCCTCAAGTTCCTTAAAGCTCAACCCGGCCAGCATTTGTCCGACGCCACGACCAAAAGCGGCGTTGGCTAATGCTAATTTTTGCTGCGAATTTGCCGCAACGTCCATGCGTTTAATAAAGGCTCTGAACGCTTGTTCCGTGTCGGTCGTTGATCGTAAAAGATTTGCAAAACTTTCATCACCCAGCTTATTAAGAAACGTGACGAGAGTTCCTGTACCTTCTCGAAATTCTCCAATGTTCTTGGCTAACTTCGCCAAGCCCGAACCGAACTTCTCTTCAGAAACACCGGCAAGGTCAGCGGCAAAGCGTAATTCCTGAAAGGCTTTTGTACTGATCCCTATTTGGTCAGAGGTCTTCGCGATATCATCACCGAAATTAACAGCCCGTTTAGCTGCCACAGCAAAGCTCGCCCCGACTGCCGCTATACCGCCACCAGCAACAAGAGAAGCTTTTTTCAGAGACTTCATTCGCCTTTGCACGCGATTAAAAGCAGCCTTAGTCTTATCGGTCGCCGTCAGTCGCGTTTCAATGTTATGACGTCTTGCCATTTCGGTCCTCGGTTATTTTGAAATACGCGACCCATTCCATAAACTCATCGACCGTTAGGTCTTCAATTTCTGCAACGGTTTTATGTAAACGCTCGGCCAAGCCAAAAACGCTTAATCGGAAAGGATCGCTCTTTAGTTTTTTTCCAGATCGTCAGTGTCTTCGTGATCCATCATCGCCGTGGCAATACGGCTCAAGACACTAAACTCGGCTGTTTTTAAAAGGGGCTGCTTGTCTTCGAGCGTGAAGACCTTTTTGCCGTCCTTATCCTCGGCCTTGGCAATAACAACATCGACAAGCACAGAAATATCCTCGCCGGAAATTCCCTTATACCAGCGCCTCATCTCTGCAAGCGTAATGGGAGTGGCATAAAAAACGGTCGGAGAGCCATCCTCATCCGGCCATTCAGCAACCTCTATTTCTTTTCGACCTAATGCCTCTCGGTGCGCTTTGACGCGCTCAAGGATTGGACTAGGCATTAGACAGTCGCAGCGGTAATACCACCAACGCCCTGTAGTGAAATACTGGACTCAACCATACCGTCTAGTTCAGCACTCCGTTCAACGCTCGTTACAAGGGCTGTGCCGGTGTAGTAAGTGTCGCCGGAGGATGCTCCCTCTGGGTAGAAATGTACGGTCAAACTTGTGCCGGGGGCCATCGCTACCTGACCGTTTGTGTCGGTTTCATCCCAGAACACGTCGCAAGAACCAGACCAGCTTTGCAAGCCAGCCTTGTGCGAGCGAAAACTGTCGCCCATTGCGGTGTCTTCAATTGTTTCCGCTTCATGGGTCAAGCTCCACGAGCGAACTTCTGCGACGGTATTTGTTCCGCCGACTTTAACTAGGCCCTCAGAGCCAGTGTGATTAGCCATTTGCGACCTCCTTGGTTTTCTTGGCTGGTTTAGACCCGGCTATTTTCCATCCGACAGATTTCAAATATTCGGTGTCATTCTCATTAACTTCTATTTCGGCTTCGCCATTGGGCGAAACCAATTTCACTCTTTTAGCCATCCGGCCCTCCTATAGTGCAGATGTGGCGTTGTTAATTGCCGTCCGGTACTGGACGCTATAAGTCAAACGAGCCATCGCCATTGGCCTATCTCCCTCGTCTGAATATTCAAACTCTGATCTTGTCAAAACGGTATCTTTTGCGTTTCCACCACGTGTGACATCTGTAGACATCCCTGCCTCTATTTCGCCACAAATTGTATCGAGGGTGTTATCATAATTGCTGGTGGCCCGGACAAACGCCTCGATAATATAATCACATCGCCTGTCCAGCGACCTCGTCCCGGTCATATTGTCGATAGCGGTATCTTCCGTTGCGGAGTAAACGCAAAGCCCCGGCAAATTTCCGTTTTCAAGCGGATAGATCCGGGTACGATAAACATTGCTCCCGGTGGTACTTAACCCGGTGACCGCCGTTACGATATTATCCCTGATGCTTTCCCGAACGTGCGGCATTAATCAGTTTCCAAAAATAGGACAGTGACGCCGGTTCCGTCATCTTCAACACGACGCACAGTGTAATTTGTTGAATTGATAACGATCGCGTCACCTTCGCTTGCGCTTGAAACGTCATCGGTGCGGCAAGCAAATTGTGGATCAGTTGAAGACACGGCAACCGTTCCTCCCAAATCAACTTCCGAAAACCCGTTGTCAAAAATTCCTTTTATCGTTGCCGCCGATCCGCCTTGCACCGTGTAAGTCGCACTTGTGGCAAAATCATCAGTGTTGAAAAAAATCAGCCGATCGGATGCAGATTCAACGGCCATTTATTTTTTCCGAGTGCGTTTTTTTAAAGGTGCGGCGTTGTCTGTATTGAGTCCAACAGCGCGATCTTTTGGTTTAGCTTTGCCATCGTAGGGCGTAGCTTTGCCCATATTGACAACAGCGATAGCCTCATTTTCTGGAATGTCGACCACTTGCCCGGCTTCGGTGTGTTCCCCGGCAATGCCACAATCTTGCGTAATTTTAATTTTCAAAATAAACCTCCGAAAAAAGTGGGGAGAGCATTTGTACTCTCCCCGGTCTCATTAGGTGGTTGTATAATCGAGACATGCGGCAAAAGATTGAGCATGTCGAATACCAACGTCACAGTCTTGAAAAACGACAACGCGAGTGCCGCCTTTCGCGCCGTTGGTGTACGGATCGATTAACACATCAGGGGACGACCAAAAAGCTAGGATGATGCTCGAAAAGTCACCGAAGATCATTGCCGAACAAGTACCGGAGGTGCTTCCTTTTGTAAGGTCGGATGGAACATGGTTTGTAACGCCCAGAGGATAGCCATATAAGCTGTTCCAAGGGTCGTTAAGGATCATAACACTATCGCTTGAACCAACCTTTGCGGTCCCAGCAAGTTTTGCTTTCACCTTGGAGTTGGTTAAGTAACCCATTGAGTCGGAAATCGCGGCATTATCCTGCTCGACTTCCTTCACAAGGTTTACAACAGAGGCCCAAGTCGGTGCGCCTCCATTCGTTCCGATAGCAACAGAACCAATTCCAGAAGTCTTGGTTATTCCTGTCGGCTCATTTGATCCACTTCCTTCGATTGCCACATCTTCAATTTTTGCGGCAACAGCGTTCAGAAGATCGTTTCTCACAATGGCTTCAGCTGATGGATCAGATTGCAACATTAACTTTCGGGAAATATCGGTAAGAACCCCTAAAGTACGTGGAACCATCGATAATTCGCCAAAGGTCTGATTTTGCTCACTAACAGCATTATTCTCAGCAACAAACCCGGCACTTGCGGCGGCGGTCATTTTCGGGATCGATACATCACCCTTTAAACCACTCATCACCCGAGCGCCCATGCTGGAAACAACTAACCGAGACCGTAGAGCTTCAATGAACTCTGATCCCATATGATCAACACCTTTGAGGTGTCCACCGTCAGCATCGGTTCCGGCAATTAGATCGCGTTGTCCCCATGCGTGTCCGGGAACAAAAAACCCTTTAGGTTGCCGGCCAGATACCCGACCAATTTCATCAGATACTTCTCGCTCAAAACCAGCCTCGCGCCAATCATTAGTCGCGGCGGCGCGAATGGCACGCATTAACGAATAACGCTTTTGCTCGGTTGGGGTTAAATCAGGTTCGGCCACTTCTAATGGTTTGGCGTCACCGATTTTTTCGAGAAGCAATCCACGGAATTGCTCGATTGAATAACCTTTGCCAATTGCTTCATCAGCAAGGTCACGTTTGTTGTGCTTGGCACCGAGTGCAATGATCTCGGTGACTTGTTTTGAGTAGCTTGCACGTTCAGCTTCAGCGGCTTGGGTGCGAACTACCTCAACGTCTACTTTATCTTGTTCCATTTGAATTTCCTCCTTTGGAACTGGTGGTTGAGTTAAAGGCGCAGACCGTCCCACTCCCGAGCCAACATAATCGGCTGGAATTGCAACAATCGAGGCCTCCATTGGTGTCCACTTCACCGCCCGAAATTCGACCGTCCCGTCGCTTCGTTCGTTTTTGGACAATTCGTCAATCCTGTAACCGACCGAGATATTGGCCCTCACTGAATCGACCACATCAGAGAAAATTTCGTCGGAAAATTCGCCTTTTCCAAAGCGAACAGACGCCCGTAACACACGGTCGTCTCCGATTTCAGTTTTCTCGATAACTCCTATTTGCTGACGTGGATCGTGATCCAACAGCAATGGCGCACGACCGCTACCTAAGAACTCTAGGTTTATGGCGTCTGCCGTATGTTCTAAAACTTCAAGCCCAAAGGCTCGTTCTACAGGCTCTTCAGAACTTACCGCAATTCTTACGGTTCGTTTTTCTTCATCAAGCCAATCCTTGCGAATTTCGACCGATCGATGCTCTAAATCGATGGTCTCCCGCCGTTCCTCTTTAGGCACAACGGTTTCTTCCTCTGCCACTTCGGCGGCAGGGGTTTTTTGATCTTCCATTTTTTTACTCCTCAGAGTTGGCGGGTTGATTGGTTACTTGCGGCTCGGCGTTTGCCTTATTGCCGAAAGGCTCAAAAGCAAGGCTCAAGCCATACCGTGCCGCTAATTCTTTTTCGCGCTGGATACTTTCAAAAACGTCCTCGATATCTGCGCCGTAATGGTTGGCCACGTCCTGCATACTTAACAACCCGTTTTGAATGCCCGTGACTTGGGCGTTAATTTCTTTTACAGGGTCAACCCAACTAAACCCGCGGGGCCGGTAAATTACCGAGTTTGAAAACTTTTCAAAACGGGTCATCGGTAGCGGTAAGCTCCCGGAAGTCATCGCGGATGTGAGCCATGACTGAAAAATAGGCTCGACAAAATGCGTTATCAAAAATTCTTGAAGTGTGCGATATCCATCTCGCTCGTCCAAAGCTCCTTGCCGAATGCTTGAGTAGTTTACACTTTCAAGATCAGAAGCGAGCGAGGCATAACTAACGCCCATACTGCTCGCCACGCCCCGCAATACAGCTTTATGAAAATCAGAAAAAGCCGTTGTCGGATGCGTCGGGTCAAACATGGTAATCGATTGGCCGGCGGCTAGTTGCTCAAAACTCCCCGGCTCCGCATTCATTATCTGATTGTTATCTTCAAAATCATCGCCGGCATAGCCTTCGCTGTCTGGCGTTGTGATAAAACCCATCTTGGCCGCGGATACTCGACTCGCTACTAATTCCGCTTCAACATACCCGTGGAGCATTTTCAAAGCGTTCATGCAAGAAGCCAGCGGCGGCACGCCTCGCGTCTGGTGTGGACGATCAGACTGAAACAAATGCAACAAGTTTTCCGATTCAACGCGGGTATGCTTACGCGAATAAGTGTTAGAAAATTCATGGTCGCCGGGGTGTTCCCTTAATAAATGATAAGCAACCGATCGGCCAAACTCATCAATTTCAACACCCATTCTTACCCGGTTGCCATTATCCAGTTTAATGTTTAGCTCTTCATCCAGCAAATCAGCTTCTAAAAACTGAATTGCAAAGCGATCGGGATTATCAGCCCCGTTGATCTTTCTGATTAAAACCTCGCCATCCCTCGCTAGTGTTTCAACAACAAGTCTTTGAGCATCAACAAAACTAAGCCGGCCATCCATTGTGCAGATACCGGCTTTGCTCCAACGTCGCCACGCATTCTCAACAATTTTATTTCCGGGGGCATCTAATGACCCATCAGAGTTTCTTGCTTTGGCTTGAACGCTAATCCCGCCGGGGCCGACAACATTGGTTTTGACCAGTTGCAAATAACGCCTGACATATTCGTCGTTGCGTGCCAACTCACGACATCGATTGCGTAAAGTCCGTAATGCTGGTCGTAATTCACTATCAGAACTTCGCGTCATGCTTGCAAAGTCAGCAAATAGCCGACCAGTATTCACCGCCTCAAAACTGCGTTGACTTCGCTTTGACGTTTTTTTAGTCCTTTTAAAATAATCAAAAATAGACATTTCAGAACCTCACCAAGACTTTAGCGCCGGTTCCGCGGCCATTTAACGCCCGTTCTTTTCGTTTTTCCAACAGCAATTCAGCTTTGTAACGATCGCGCCACGCCATCAATTCCTCAATGCCCAATTTTGTGAGCGATCGACCTTGTATCGAATAGCTTGACACATCGCTATCTGCGCGGCCCTCCAAAATGCTTTCAATTTTATCAACCATAATCGCCGCATGAGTGCGTGGGTCGGTTGTTGCCGCATCCCGATTGGCGATAACTTCCCAAGTGCCTTGATCAATTGTGAGCCGTTGTGAATCGC